CCCGCCGCTTCCAACAAAAACTCGGAGAAATAAGCCCCGAAGATGTGAAAAAGGAAGGATTCAACAGCCTAGAAGAGTTTCGTAAGGCTTGGATAGAAATAAATGCGTCTTGGGACCCTGAGCAGATCGTTACGGTCTATGAGTTTGCATATGTTGAAAAGCCAAGTTCTCCCAGAAAAGGTAAGCCTTCACCTGAAGAAGAATCCCAACAACCTTGATGAGCTTCGCCATCCTAGATAAATCTGCATTTTTGATGCCTTCAACGTAATGTGCTTTTGTGCCGAAGGCCCTGTGTCGATTAACTGCAATTTCCTTGTGCAGGCGTGGATGACTATTTCTTATGAAGGCTTCTTTCAGCGTTGCCATTTGTTTTGGGCTTAACTTTTCAAGTTTGCGACGTACATAGGATTCGCTACCTAACAATTTAGTGTTAAACCCCAGCTGCTCAAGTACGTCGCAAATCTTTAACGCTTCTTTGCTTGGAACCTGAAAGACCACACGCTTCATCCCAGCCTTCTCAGCAAACGGATTATACTTCGCCATGACCGCAACCATTTCCACATAAGGCGTTCCAGCCAAGGGCAACGTTTCCTTAACAAGTTTGGCTCCTAGGCTTATGCTACGATATTTCGGATGTACCACGACACGCCCGATTATGCTCAGCTTCTTATTCAACTCTTTAGGAGTCATCTTCGGCAAAACAAGATTACGACCCATGCAAGTCATCGGCGGATAATTATAAACGATCACACCGCAGAGGTCGTAGCCACGCCACAGGCCGTAGATCTCGCGGACAGCGCCCAGGTTAGGGCTACGATAGTGAAACTCTTCCAGACGGTGCCAATCATCACGAATACCAGGCCTAATTTCCATTTCCTTGACAAGGCTGCACTCTTTAGCAGCTTCATTCGGATAGTAGTTGACAGTTATTTCTTTGCCGAAGCGCTTATGCACATGCACGCTAGGCTTGAGATCCTCAAACAAATCCATGTGCGTAGTAGCCACAACAACAGCCTTCCCTAGACTTCTCGCAAACTTCTGCACATTAAACGCCACAATTTTAGCCGTATCACGATCAAGCGTAGCAATAAACTCATCCATAACCCACCATTGCTTGCCACTTTCAACAAGTTTGGCAATGCGATAACGATATTTCTGGCCATCACTAAGCTGATCGTATGTACGTAGGAAAAGAAACGCATCATTGAGGCCTACCCTACTGAGTACATCCAAGCCTTCCTCAACAGTCTTGCCCACTGTTTCGATCAAAGGCTTACTACGAGTAACACGGACCCTAGCCATGTCGACAGCTTCACCGCCCAGATCCTGCAGCAATGCTCGTAGTAACACGCTTTTGCCGCTGCCACTGTCACCGGTGATCAAGACAATGTCGTTTGGGCTTATCTTCAACTCAACATTATCCAAAATAACAAACTTACGCTGCTGATCCAAACCCAAACCGAATGCCTCAGCAACCGCAACACTCCTAGGCGTCAATTTAGCAGCAGTCTCATAGGCTATGTTAAACGTGAACTTGCCAGAAACCCTATCATAAACACGCCTAAATTTCTGGATTCGGAAGTACTCTCGGCGCCTTCTCAACGCTGGAATCTCCATAAATACTCTGCAAACCAGAGTTTAAAATCGCATTGCAGAAAAGACACAATCAACCCTCAGGGAGAGAGACAAGTTAAAATGAAAAAGCATGGTAATTTTTCAAGAGCCCGACAACAAGACGAAGTCGTAAGACATCCTATTCGGGACCCTATATAATGATAGATTCCATCACCCATGAATTTTGCCACACGGGGATTCGAACCCTTTTAAAACAATGGGGAATTTGATGAGGCCCTCAAAATGACTTACCAAAACAATGAAGGGCTAAATGATTGCGGAGAACCGAAACAACATAAAATTTCGCTTCCCCCGGGGGAAATTGTGCTAATTGACATGGAGACGAAGAATCGAAGAAAAGAAAGCAATGCTCTCCGCTGACCGCGATTAAAATGCTCAAAAGAAGTTTAGTCCTCGTCTTCGAGTTTTACTTTGGCTTTAACGCTTTTCCGATACCAAGGAGCCTGCCGTCCATGCTTCATAAACTTGCCTATATCTTGTCTTGTTGCTTGCACGCCAGACCGCCTAACAACAATGGCTCTTGCAGACAACAACGGTTCAGACCTCATGACCCTTTCTTCTTCGGAGGTTGTTTTGTCTTGTACCAATTCGATAGGTTCACAGGTTACTTCTGCTTTTTCGATGGGGCGATGAAGCAGTTTGCGAAGAAAATCAACGAGTTTCCTCATCTCGTTACGCCTGAAACCTGGTGCTTTTTTAGCTTCTTCCGCAACTCTTCGAGCTTGACGCTACGTTTTTTGTCCAATGAAAATCTATTGCGTGAAATTTTAACCAATATGGACCTACCCCTACCCCTCTAGTTTTTTCAAGCTGAAAAGCTGTCTACGCCCCAACCTCTGCTTTATCAGGATACCTCTACCCCATAATTCATTCAAGGTTTTACTTTCAAAAGCACGAGCATGTCCAGTAATTTCTGCAATTTCTGTGGCTGTAGCTGGGCGACTTAACTTTTGAAGTGCACTCAAAGTTCCTAAGAATTTATTCGAAACTTGGACCTGCACTTGGGGCATAGCAGTAACCTTAGCATCAATAATATCAAGTTTTTGCAGAATCTTCTCGAAGAAAGCTCTAAACTCAAAACTTTTCACGCTTTCTGCCCCACGAATATGCCCGTAACTGTCCCAGATAAGCCAGTGATTGCCGCAAATATCTCGCTGTTCCACCTACCCAGAAAAGCCATGTGGGCAACCTCGAGAGCTGACAAGCAAGCAGTCATGGCTATTGCGAATTTCACGCCTAAAACAAGTTTTTCGTTCGGCTCAACAACTATTATTTCTCTTTTTCCACGTGGACCCTTACGAGCCACAGTTCGAGTTAAAGCACGCTTAACCCAGTCCCTCATGATGATTTTTCACCCTCTGCTGAGCCTTGCGCTCCCGCCTTCTGCCGCCGACTAGAAAACTGTTAAGCAACTGTCCTGCCTCTTTTGATGGAATATAATTTTTGACTATCACTGTTATCCTGCTGCTCCAGCTCACAGGCACCGCAGTGTAATCAATATCATACACGCCATCCATGTAAAGAAAATTGTTCTGGGCTAAAATAATATGCTTGCTTTTGTCGCCCATGATGCCGATGAAAACTCCCCAGCTCCGCACAGGCACATCCACAGCTACTCCACTGCCTAAGCTCTTACCAATTGAAGCATCATACCAGTTGACGCAGATCAAATCGCCTAAGCTACATGCTTCCAACTGCCTCTTCAAACCCCTATTCTTGTTCATCTTCATGCTTCTCCCTTACTTTTCAACGTGTTACACCTTCAACCTGTTTCCGCTTCAGCTTCTCCCGCAGCCTCTTCAGTTTACCCTTGCCAACACTCATTTAAGCTGGCACACCTCCTAATCACTCAACCAAGAAATATGTAATCAGGCTCCTTTTTTGTAGCTCTTGAAATTCTTAAAATTATTTTTCCGTCGACAGTAATAATTACCAACGGAGCCTCAATCAAATTGGCTCCTCTCCAAACGTCGGCTCCCAGCCCAGAGTCTTGAAACTTCATGGCTCGGAATGGAGTGTTAAACACGTCAGAACCTAAGCCTGCATCGGAGAAAGCCTTTAAAATCCAACCGAAAATTTCGTTGGTAAACGCATCACTGCCACCTCCTAAGTCTGAGAATGCCAATTCACGCAATAATGCAAAAACATCCGCTCCGCCTCCAACATCATTGAAACCTAATACTTTAAGTAAAATGGCAAAGACGTCTGAACCAAAGCCAAGATCAGAAAACGCTAACTCACGTAAAAGAGAGAAAATATCTGCTCCGCTACCCACATCAGAAAACATCATTGCTTTAAATGGAATTAAGAATGCGTCGGCACCTAAGCCCGAATCAGCAAAAGCTTTTTCAATAAAGCCTATAAGTTCTTTCGTGAATACATCTGAGCCGAATCCCACATCAGCAAACGCTTTAGACAATAAAACAATAAACGAATCTAAGCCAGAGCCAGTGTCTGAAAATCCCATAGTTCTGAATGATGTGTTAAACGCATCTACACCTTGACCAGCATCGCTGAAAGGCAACGCTTTAAACGGTATGCCGAATACTTCGCTACCTGCACCAGATTCAGAAAAGCTTTTGTCAATAACGCCGACTCCGATAATTATTATTTTTGTTCCATCTTCAAGCAAGCCGTCTATCTTGCGGAAGCCCCATTCGTCTACGCCGTCAAGCATCACGTCGCCGTATTCAGTCAAGTCAGTCAATTCTTAAGCCTCGAAAGATTATCTGTGAAGGAACATAGTTCAGACCTTTTCGGTCAGGGCGTGTTGCCCCCGTTCCAGATTCTATACTATTTGGGTATATGTTATCTCCTCGAGAGACTCGAAACATTCCATAAGTTGCTGCAGGATACCACAATGGAATAGTAAAAGCGGTTGATATGGCGTAATAAAAATTATCATGAAGATAATAATTAAGAGTTCCACCACCCGCCCCTGAGAAACGTTGGACAGCTGCTGCCACTTCCACATTATATAGACATCGAGGCTTGTTAAGCGGGGTTATTCGAGTGACGTCCATCCAGAAAGTTTTCATATCCCAGTTGCTATCCGCTACGGAAGACCAAAGTTTAATACCTAAAACGTCACCGACTGCAACATTATAAAAATAGCAACCTAACCTGTAATAATAATTTGCGGAAACAGCGAAAGAGCCAGTCTTAACTGAACTTCCATTTTTCACCATTCGATAATTAAGCGTTCCAGCAGTTATGAATTGACCGCTTGCATTAAGAATAGCAACCTCTATTCTTTGAAAAACGTTGAAGCTTAATTGAACTAAATCTGACTGCCCCACTGTATAACTTATCTGAGGGTCAGTTGGTTCAGAAGTGGGAAGAGTTTCAGGGGTAATTTGTGTTTCCTGAACGTTTGGATAAGTGAAAGTTAAAACTTTCCTCGATGTAAGAAGCGGTGTTATCCTTGTCATTTAGTTTGCACACCATCATACCCGATAAGTTTCGCTGCCGAAGCGGTGTTTTTAACACGTATTCTCTTAGCGTTTGTCACGTGAAAAGCGTATTTTGCATAAATTCCCGCACCAGCGTCAGTGTCAAAAACGAGACTGTTTGTGCCGTCATAGAACTCAAGTTGAATATCAGATTCATGGTAAATGTTGTGGATTACAGCTTCAACGCCTGAAGAGGGTTGAATGTCAAGATAACCCGCTGCCGCTACGCTTGAAAGCCCATTAAATACATCTCCGACAGCCATTGATTATCTACTCCTAAGTCCACGTTATAGTGCCCGTCAATCTCCAAGTTTGCCCAGAAGGTTTCGTACCTAAGCTTGTGTTTTGCCTACAAAGGTTCTGTCCCGTATCGTCTGCAGCATTTACGATAGTTTCTTCAAGCCATGCAAATTCTGCTTCAGTGTCAACGAAGTCCGCTTGCCAGATGCTTTGGTTACTGCTCTTTTGTGGATAACCAGCATTCATTCCTTTGAACTTTTTTGAAGCTCCAAGCAAACCTGTTTGAGTTGCCACCGGAGCCGTTCCGTCATTACCAACGCCTATTCTTGCATTTGTATTATCCCATTTTGTCGGCGTTGCAAGTCCGCAGATAAGGTCTATCAGGTTGCTGATGCCTTCGTTCAGTAGACACTGATGTTTGGACTCAACGATTTCGTATGGCTTAATGTTTTTTTCTTCGATTTCTTTGCTGTCTTTAGCCTTGAACTTTTCCAACTTCCACGTTAAATGGGCTTTTCCTTTTTCTTCGAAACTCATTTTTTTATTCCTCCATTATTTTCGGTTTCTCGCATAGTCAGGCATGCTAGCTATGTCGAGCTACTTTTCAAAAAAGGGAGCCCCAGAATAGGGCACAATGTTGTTAATTGTCATTTGTTCTCATGATCGAGACACACTATTCAAGGTAGAGTCTGGATTCCAAGCGAATGTAAGAGTGAAAAGCAGGTTATTATTAGGATCATAGAACTTGATTGTTGCCACGGTTCCGTCAGGATTCCACGTGAAAGCAAGCTTCGCAATTTTCTTGTCAGGCCCTGGTGAAGCCGTGAGACTGCTTAAGATCGCGCTGATTGTTCCCTCGCTACCCCAAACGCTCATTTTAAGTAGCTCCTGTCAAAAGACCATTCTGGAAAGTTAACACCCCCGTGTTGCCCGCAAGATCCTTCAAATACATGATTTGAGTAGTCAACCCCGAATTTCCATAACTGCTCTTATAGTCAGAAGCCGTTATGCCACCATTGAAAGTTATGTGGCCCGCGTAGACGGTTGGGCACCTGGCTTCAGCTAAAACACCGCTCACAATGTCTCCTGCTGAATGAGTGTGAGCTGCTGGAGTATAACGCCCATTAGGATTAACATACATGGGATCCGAAGAACCTTCAGCTTCAAGGACATAACCAGCTGTTCCATTTGGAAGTCTTGCAAGAATGAACTTTCCACTTGTAATTATAGCAGTATCAGCCATAACATTCTGCAAGAATCTTGCATTTGTTATGACAGTATATCCGGCAACGTTAAGCCAGCCTAAGTCTCCGACTCCAGAAACATACACGTTACCCCACTTCAGAGAGCCGCTGCCCAAGTCGTATGTGGCATTAGAGTTAGGTAAAAAGTGAACAGCGCAACCGCCAGCTAAGGCTTTGATAGCGCCTGCAAGGTAAATATCTCGCCAACGATACGGAGTAACACCCTCGCCAAGATCATAAGTGTTATCAGCTGCTGGAATCAAATTACCCGTGAAATGGTAATTATCAGCATAAGCATCTTTAACATGCAATTCACTCCAACGAAGAGGAGAACCTCCGCCATAACCGATCTTTCCGGCATTATCGCCGGTCGGCACAAGATCACTTTTAACTTCAAATACTCCAGGAGCGATTCGATGCAACCAAGTGTCAAGGGCTGAATCTCCACCGGGACCAAACTGAAGCATGTCCTTGCTTAACTTCGCCTTAGGATTTGATTCTCCAACAGTTCTGATTTGCATGTAGCCATCCGTGGGCAAAAACAAATATATTGTGTTGATTTCCTTCCACTTATTCGTTTGACTTCCCAAAACTCCATGTCCATCATCGGAAGGACAGAACTCATGGTCTAAAACTCCGGTTCCAGCCTTGTTTTTAGTGCGGAAATTAATTATTGCTGCTGCATCATCGAAGGGTCCAATATATTTGGGGCAAACCCATCCTGTGATTTTGTCCCATCCGCCCTTATCCTGGCTGGGCCATTGGACGCCATTATCATCGCCAGCTTCATGTCCTTGATGGTGTGCTCCTAAGCCTCCGCTCCATGCAGTTGGAAACACGCCTTTGCCAAGTTTGGTTCGTGCAAGTTTCTCCAAGGTAATGGTTGTAGCTCTTAAACCGTAAAGGTAATCAGCAAGTTGCGGAGGCTCTTTGCCAAGCTCCAAAGTTATTTCAAGCGTTTGCGTTTTACCGTCAACATAATATTCAACGGTTTCAATGCGATAGTCACTGTCAACATTCTCATTTGGTAATATAACGCGAATCTTGTCTCCAGAGAGCAATGGAGTATTACCATAGTCTATAACAGTGCTGCTTAAGCGAAGATATTCCGCAGGGTCTTTGAGGTAAGCAAGTAAAGCCTTAGCTCTCAGGTCACATTCGTTGTCGCTTGGAAGCTCCTCATCAGTCTCCGTGAGTTCACGTAAGCCATAGGCATTTTGGCTTCCAGTATCTTCAGATGTTCCAGTATAAGAACAGTTTAGAAACCCGAAGTCGCCATCCCAAAAAATGTATGAAGTAGCACCGACACAATTCATAATGAGTTTAAGACCGCTTATTTGGTTCCATTGAGGATTTCCAACCTTTGTCCAGATTCCGTTAGGGTTATGATTTGCGTCATACATTTGGCTGGACCCTAAAGCCAGTGATATTAACCCCCACTGTAGAATGCATTTGCCTTCAAGAATAGATTTGATGTCTCCTACGAAATAGTTTGCACTGTCAGGAGCAAGCAATATCACATAGCCAGTGCCTCCTCCCAGATTCCCAGGCATCCAAGCCCACGCAACAAAAGTTTGAGGCTTAACTAATGTGTCGAATGTGCGGTGAATAGTTGCTTCTCCGCCGCCTCCTGGAGTCCAAATTTTAAGGCAATGGCTTCCTTCTCGTTGTCTTAGAGATTCCAATTCGAGAGTTCCCGAATCGCATGTCCAACCATCCAGCGATTCACTCCAAAGGTCCAAGTTTGCTGGAAAATTTTTCCCTTGACAACCATAAACTCTGATTCTATTTCTTATTCGCAGAATGTCTTTGCGGTATTCGCTGTCCTCGATTTTTTCTGCGCTTCCTAGTACAGGCGATGTCTTGCTGTTCTTTGGGAAAAACTCAAACTTACCGTCTGGAGCAACTCGGAAATCGTAACCTATTACGCCTGCTTTATCGGCTGATTCTGCGATGTATTTTATTATGTCCCAGACAGGAGTGTTTTCATACTCCAAGTGCGTGTAAGTGGTATCCGTGTTTTCTACGAGTTCTGTTGAATCTCTAACATGACTTAAGCCAACATAGTAATCAAGTAAATCTTTAATGATTTCTTCGCCCTTTTTGTTCTCATAAGTTTTGGTTACGACTCTACGGAAAAGCTTCTCTCCCCAGCACCTACCAGAAACACGAATATAGTTTTCATTAGGTGTGGATTCGCATTTGATACTTTCAACACGGCATGTTATAATCTGTGGAATATTTGTACCTCTACCAATCTCTATATTTCCATCCATGCCAACGTTAATTGGTGAAGTTCCGCTTGGACTATACTTTTTATCCCAGTTCTGAAGCAAAACCTCAAAGCTGCTTACCTCTTTCGTGCAACCAAGATGAACCCTTAAATCGATTATATCTCCTTGAGGTGGAGCCACAGAACCAAAGGCAATTGCACATTTAGGAATTTCAACGCTCATTCTTACTCAACACCTCTACGATACATAGCTTGTTCACCCGCTCGGGTGATCCCACGTGTGACTGTCGGCGTCTCAGCAGCAGCCGCATTGTACCCTTTTACGCTTGCAGTGGCAGCGTTCATTTGACTTGCAAAAATCGAGACGGCAGCGGCAGCCGCGATAATAACCGCGATTCCTACTCCAGTTAGGGCGAGAAAAGTCGCATGAGAAATGTTAAGGGCGTTCTCAGCCATCGTTGCAATGTTGCAAGCAGCAGCATAAATGCCATGAGCGACTGAATGAGAAGTCTCGGCTACAGCAGCCCCTGTTTCCGTGGTAGTTTCAACGGCTAGAGCAGCAGTATGTCCAGTTGTCATAACAGTGAGAAAGTTATACATGCGTGCTGCTGTTGAGACAATCATTATAACGAGCATTATGGTGCGTATGTACTTGCTTGTCTCCTTGTCAACAATCCCAAAATCTGCGGCAAGCGTTGTTAACTCCGTGCCCATCATAGCAGTAGTTCTTATGCCACCAGCAACCGTGCGCAAGCTTACCATAGTCGCCTCAGCATGCGCAGACATATCATCAAAACTCGTCGACGCAGCTTCAACATCCGCACCCATCCCTGTTGCAGCAACTCCGACTTCGTTAAGGCTTGCTTGGATAGGCGTAGTGTCGAGCGGTGGCAAGGGTGGGACTTCAATCGGCGCAAAAGTAATCGTTATCGGAGCGGCTTCGATACTTGCCTTAACGCTTGCAGCAGTATCAGCGACCTTACTAATTTCAGGTGACGCCAAGTCTTGCGCTTGAATCGTTATTAACTGTGCTGAAACCGTCGAAGACATACTCATTGCGGCAGCAGTCACCCGGTTCAAGCTGTCTTCAATAGGTGAAGTATCAAGCGATGGCAAAACGGGAACATCAATAGGTGCGAAGTTTACGGTTACCGTTGGAGCTTCTATCGGCGGAATCGTAGGCACTTCAACAGGCGCAAAACTTGTCTGAATAGACGGAACTTCAATTATGGGAATTGCTGGAATCTCTACAGGAGCGAAAGTCATAGTTATAGGTGCACCTTCAACCTGAGCCTTCACCGTAGCAACATCCTCTGCGATTTTGTCGATTTCTGGAGAGGCCAAGTTTTGAGCAGTGACGACAAAGGGTAAACTAGAGATAGTTGAAGAGGCCGCAATAGCAGCTGCTTCAACAGCATGTAAACTATCTTGAATATCAGTAGTATCAATAGGTGGCAGAGGCGGAACGTCAATTGGCGCAAAGTTTACGGTTACCGTAGGGCTATCTAGGGGCGGAATTACAGGCGGTTCAATGGGTGCAAAACTTGTCTCAACTGGAGGAACTTCAATCGCAGGAATAGACGGAACTTCAATGGGCGCAAAGGCAATCGTTATCGGCGAACCTTCAACCTCTGCCTTAACTCTTGCAGCGTCTTCAGCAACCCTGTTAATCTCTGGGCTTGCCAAATTTTCTGTACGAATAGTTACGGCCTGAGCGCCAACCTCTGAAGCCATACGTGCCGCATCACTGGTGATAGCTTCAAACTCGGGCGTAGCCTCATTTACCACTCGAATCGTAACCGCTATCTCGCCCATTGTACTCATTCTGCACTCGCCTCCTCTGCAGCACGTTCCAACGCTGTAGACACAATAAACATGAAGTTACTCGCATTCTCCGCTAAAGCCCGCGTTAAGAAATAACGTGGACTAATGTATCTTGTGCCGAACTCCTGAAACAAAGCGTAAGGCACCATGCACCCGACTTTCACGACCCACTTGTAAATGATCTGAGCGTAAATCCCCGCCATCAAGCGACCAGTCCGCACCGGCGCCAACTCCTGAGCACGACGCACAACCGCTTGACCTGTCTGGTTCAAAGCATCTTGGACACAGTCCTGCATAGCTTCATCTAGTGTACGCATTTTCGCAGCAAAATCTTCAAACCCGCTAAGCTCAACACGAAACTGAATGCTCATTTCTTAATGGCGCCCCGACTCTCTCCTTGCCTTGTCGATTTCTTCTTGCGTCTGCCTGTCTATTTCAGCTAGAATAATGAGAAACTCGCTGATTTTCTTGCTCGGCTGCTGATAAAGCTGCTGAATAGTCCACCCGAACTCTTTGCATAACCTAAACTCTGTAAGGGACTTGTGCGGAGTATCCCGCCTCATTGCCCTCAACAGTTTTTTTTCTCTTCCAAAGAAACCTCATTAAGGCTACTTACGGTTTTATGGAATAGATTAGTCAAGCTTTGTGGTACATCTGCGTCTTCATTCAAGAGTTTCTCGAGAGTCAGCGGTTTACTCGAAGGCTGCTCCTTGAGACTCGCCCAAAGAGTTTCGACGCGAATCGCTCCAATGTCTGAAGACAAAACTGCGCCAGTCGGACTATACTTAGTGTACCGTGTTATTATGCGGTCTCTCTTAAGCCCAGTGATTTCTCGGAAGACATATGTACCCGCGTATTCCTTACCAAAACGCTCATCAACTTCAACTGTCTCTGTCCGCACAGAATCACCTAACTTATGGCTACGGTTTGAGCGAGAAACTTCAGCTTAACGCTTGCGAGATCCTTAATTTTTGCTGTGGGATTGAACTCTTGCCATTTACAGTACGTGAACACAGCTTGCTTTCCACCACTCAAGTTGAAGTTAAGGCTAAATTGGCTGTCAGCCAAGAGATCAGCAAGTGCCCAATCATTCTCAAACTCTAGCGTAAGCTCTCCGCTTAGTGTCCGGTTGCATTCACGCAGATACTTCAGCAAAAGCCCTGTTCCGCCGCTCTGAATCGTAACGACACGTTTAAAGTTGTTCTGTATGTCAAACTTCCAATCCGTGACATCAACTAAGTCAGCATAAGTTCCGCCGCCAGCAACGCCTTTCTGCACCTTAGTTTCAAAGAACGGGATTCCGCCTGAATAGTCTCCGAAGGTCGCACCAGTTGGTAGCGATGTTGACCTTGAAACATCTCGACCGATTAACTCAACATCTGCCTTAACTATATCATCAACTTTGCATGAGACGCTTACTTTGTCGATTTTGCAGCCAAGATGCATAAAGGCAATGACGTTTGTTGGACTCGCAAATAAGCCCTTATAGTAGGCCACCAGAACGCTCAGGCTGCTCAATGTCTGCACGTGCTGAATGAAACCGATGGGAGCAAGAGGACTCAATGCGTGCGGAATCTTCAACTCAACCTTTCTCATGCCAGCAACAATGTTTTGAAGGTCTCTGCTGCCCACACCCATGACTTCAATAAGGCTTGGGGCTATCTTCGGCTCTACGTCTTCAGCATTCATACCCAGCATCACAGGATTCGATGGTGTCTGTCCATACGTTGATTCTTGCACGAAATAGACGCGGCACTCATGTGCGCCATATGTTTCAACACTCATGTTTTCTCACCTTTTTTCATTTAGAATATTCCTCCTATGTCCTCAAAGGACCATGATTTCAGGATAAACTCCGTCCTGAAGATGAAAGGTTTAACATCAACCTTGTCAATATCACGGAAACTCTCAATATCTAGGTATGTGATGCCATTAACCGAGACTGTGCAGCTCACATAATCGCAGTTTATCACAGCTGCGGTTGTTCCGTTACTCGGGTTTGTTGTTCTCGCGAGAAGCCAAACATAACCGTTACTGTCGATGTAATTCGTAACGTTTGAAGTCAACGTTATAGTTACATATTCATTGCTGCTTCCTGATCCTGTCGCGGCGTTTTGCCAAGCGCCAGAGACAGCATTCCAAACCTTAATCGTGCTGCCATTCCCCGCAGGAGCAATTCCGTAGCCAAGGAAAGTTAAGACGATCTGCTGAACTTTTGACGCGTCCATATCGAGTTTGAAACGGAAAAGCATCATCGCATACTGAAGGTTCACCGATGTGCTTTTGCTGTAATCTATGCTATCAGGGTGCCAAATCTTCTGATAATCCAAATTTGAAAGCTCAGCCCAACCAGGATCGCTTGGTACAAGCTCGGTTGCTGCAGCTCCTGAAAACGCTTTATGCGGATCTCCTGAAGGATAGCCTAACCCAGAAAAATCGTAAAACGCTTGGTTTGGAGTCTTCATGTTTTGGTGAACAACACGGTTGACTTCCTCGACTATTTTCTGCCGTATTGTTCTGCCTGGGTCAGACGTTGCCGGCCTATCCGTGGCCCATATGTTAAGCCGCAGCCTTCCTATTCGCCTGCGTATTCTCCCGCTTATCTCAAGCATCTGGTCCTGACTTTGAGCTAAACCCACGCTTATCTGCGCATCATAATTCTTGAAAAGCTCTCGATCGTACCATTCTTTGCTGACATAGAGGACTGCGATCGAGTTATCATTCTTAATCACTTGAATTTTTTTGCTGAGAAGCCTGATTACTGTTGTTACAGGGTCTTCATACGCGCTCATTGGCTAATCAGCTTCCTACAGACGCTTTTATAAAAAATAGGGTCGCCATTGAGGTCTTCCTCACTTACCGTGATAACTTCGTAGTCTACTCCCGATCGCCTGATCTTATCATGAACACGTACAGGCAAGAAACTGAAAACAGTTATGTGAGCTTCAGTGATGTAGCCAGGCTCAAGTACAATCTCGCCCACTGCGCCCAAAGTCACCAAGCCCAATAGATTAAGCGGCGATCCCCACGTCACTTGGTCAGCTGCTTGCTGCACAGGGTAGAGAAGTAAGCTTTCGCCATTTACGCTTAGAATGTGCGTTATATCTGTTGAAGGGTCTTGGTAAGCAAGGAACAGCTGCGCGAGCCAGGTTACGTTCGTCATAGCCTTCTGTGGCGTTATCGGCGAATAATCAGTGAACTGTGGTCCCCAATACATCCACTGCATTTGATACATGTTAATTATTTGCATGCTGTAGGCGAGGCTTGGCTTGTCATGGGCTGCTCGTATCTTGGCCAATATTCCGCTTGTGACTGCATCGTAATATGCGCATGCTGGAAAACGAGTTACGACGTCAAGGTATCCTGGCCAGCAGACAGCAGGGTTGTAGGCTGGGTACTGGGCTGAAGCCCGGATCGTCTCGATGAAATTGTACACTCTTTGGCAGGATGTGCTCCAGCCTTCGTAAATATAAAGCCCTAACAATGCGAAGCTGACTGGATCATCGTAAACCTGAGTTTCGCCAAGACCGACACGATGCCATTTTCCGTCACCATTCGGCTTCGGATCAAACCACAAGTAAAGCTGCTCAAATCCAGATCGCAAGAAGCCAATAGCATCACTCATTATAGCATTGTAGGTCAACGCGTTCCCGACGTCGTAAGTTTGTGCAAGCATTTGCAAGCCGATAAACCCGTAAATGGGCTCAACATCCATTTGCCGACTCCAGTTATCATTAATGTCGACATACCTTGCGAAGCCACCGTAATACTTGTCATGAACGCCGAGTTGCGCAGGAAGATGCTGCATATTATACAGAAACGTCAAGCCTGCAAGAATTGCTGCTGAAAGATAACTTGCTGTCTTCGTTAATGCGTAAGCTCTGAGAAGGCTTGGGATACATCTTGCTGCGTCGACGCTATAGTATTGTGTGCTGCCGACTGCACTTGCAAACCCGCCATAAGCCTTCTTTGAAGCGTTCGTGCACTGCTGCGTTAGAATGAAGTTGGCTAGGCTCTGGATCTCCGCGAGAATGGCAGCTTGGTTCGCAGCGAATTGAGGCGCACTGTAGGCTTGATATAGGAAGTCAATCGCAAAAGCGGCTGGAAACACGCCTTGCCCATAAGCAGGATCTGGACCTTCAACTGTTCCGCCATTTGCCACATGATAAGTATTCACAAGGTTATTCTGCATCGTTACAACGTTGCCATTGACACTGGCGACAACGTTCCATTCGCTATTGGAGTTATCGTAGATCTGCACCGGAAAGCCCGCTTGAAATTTTGTGCCATCCGCAACTGTCACATTTTTCTGGCCAGCCAGCGAGTCCGCTGTCATCAATGTTGGGATAACGTAAAAATACGGTGCGTAATGCATTATGAAATCGTAATAGCTTTGTGGAACATTCACTTTTCCATCAGCTCATCTATCAACTTTTTAATCTCGCAATTAGCGCAAACAGAATAATCGGCTACAGAACATTTTTCGCAGACAAGCTTACTAAGACGCTTCAGTTTACCAATCATTGGTAAAATCTCCCGCCCTCAAAAAGCCAGGTTCATGGGTTCAAATCCCACGAGACGATTCTTTAGGTTGGCGTGACTACTTCAACATCGTAGCCATTGTTGATAAGCTGCTGCATCTCAGCGCTTGTTAAAACTTGCTTTACACCATTCACTTTTGCAACGATATAGTTACCTTTACCCAAGACTTTACTCATTTTCGTCTTCCACTTATGGGTTGATTAAACCGCCTCTATATGTCGGGACTTCATCTTTGGCTGAAGCCTCAGCAGCAATAACGGGAGTTGCAAAATTCATTAGCATTCTAACAAGATCATCCTTAAAGCCCTGAGCTGCATTCTGAAAGGCTACTCTGCCGATCGTAGCCTTGGTAATGAAAAGATCGCCTAAACGGTAGTCAAAGGCGCCTAGAAGCATCCCGCCGCTAGCAGCCACGAGAATACGAAGACAGGCTAGGTTTATGGCAGCCATCTTCGCCCAATTATACCGTGGATCAGTCACAAGTAAATCCTGGCCCACAATACTGTTGGCGTATAAGTTTGCATAATCAACATGAGCTTGGAAAGATGCCTGGGCTACGGGCAAACCAAACACGGTGTAACTTAAGCCTGAAGCATCAAAACTGGCGTTAAGATGAGACTGAATATCACTAATTGTAACATATTGTACTGTCATACCGTTTTACCTCTAAAAACTGGAAGTTTCAAAAAATGGGAGCTTAAAAAAGGGGAAAATGTGGGTCTTACTTTATTATGTTTTTGGTTTTTCTGGCACGATGATCTGTGTAGGCACGCCAGACACTTCAGTTACTGCTGCTGCTTGACTTGATGTTACGCCTACGCCTGTCATGGCAACTATGGCATTAATTGCGGTTGCAGTTGTTTGGGTAATGCTTGACGCAGCACTCTTTGTTATATACGCGCCCACCAGTTCGCCTATAACGAAACCCAAGGTGGTGATTCCGCCAAAGGCTAAGAGCATCTCTATCAGATATGGCAGATATTCATACATCCTTCTTTTTCACCTCTTTCTTTTTTATTTTGTTCCGCCTGAAGGGCAAACCTTCAAGCACTGAAACAAAACGGGAAACTGAAAATGGGGAAATGAGTCGAAAAGTTGAAACTAATTCTAAGTTGTCGCCAAACCCGTAATTTTCGAAATTGCCTCTCCGCAGGTAATGACCGGCGAGAACCTTGTTGTCAGGACAATGTCGATCGCGTCGAACTCTTTTTTAATGTCAATATCAGTAAGCAGAGGTCGCTTTATGACGAAAAAGCCTAAAGGAGCATAGGATGCGCTTAGATTTTGCCCTGTACTAAGCACGTAAGCAGTACCTGGTGGCACAACGTTGCTAACATAGAAGTGTAATCCGTACACTGTGCCTATGGCGCCGCTTTGAACCACTGGCTCGCCATATTGCGCATATAATGAAAATTGTGGTAAATATTTCAGATCGCGGGCATTAACAGGATTGCAAAGCAGAGAATCGGCGATGAAATTGTAACTAGCAATTTTTGCGTCAGCCCAAAGCAGATCCTTCGTACCAATGCCACCAGTTATGGTAAACTCTGTACCTGTCGCTCCAAGACTCTTGCCCGTGCCAGCACTGCTACTACCAGCTGCAAGATCAATCACTGTCATGCAATCCTTGTCGATCTGGTAGGCCATACGTCTCGCCAGACGCCGGAGTTGCTGTTCAATCACTGGAATATACAAGTCTTCGATTGCCTCACGCGGAATCCTTTCTCGCAGCCCTTTCTTGTAGGGCGTGACGGTTACCGTTGTTAAAGGCGTAAAATCCATCGGAATTTCGGCTGCCTCACTGATTTCACTAATTCCGATACTGCGTGAGCCCTGTTCCTTCACAAATGTTGCAGTTCGACCTGCAACCAGCGGAAACTCGGGCAATAACCGTTTTACGACCAGAGCGGGCATAGTCAATTCTATAATGTGCTTGTGCAGAGCGGGATACGCTATCGCGCCCGTGTCAACCCATGTAAAAGCATCACGAATCATAGCCATGTAAAATCACCTAGATCACGAGGATAACAGCAGTGCCACCGCTTACTGCGCCCGCTTTTGCCCAGCCGATGAGACTACGTGCCCTGTTGATCGCTAACGCTGTGCCCGCGCTCGTATTGCAATCGCTTGAGGTTGCTGGTCCAACTTTTTGCACTGTGCCGCTTGGCCCTGAACCAACAGCGTCGCCATAAGTTACGGTGCCATAAGCTTTTACTCGTGCTTCGCCTCGCCATAGAACTGAGATTTCCTTGCCGCTAAGTGCGCTTCCTAAGCATATGCCGCAGCGTTGAAGACTTGGGTTTGACGTTGGCTTTTTAACAGTATTATCAGCGCTTCTTTCGACAACCTGCCCCATCGTTAAGTCTTCGCCTGCTATCTCGGGAAGAATATAACGGTCGCTAATCAGCGGACTTGTTCCTTCAAGTTGTGGAGTGCTCATTCAAAACACTAACCTTTGAAGGTTTGCGTCTGCAACATTCGATGAGCTTTGAGAATGTCCTTGAACCAATCATAATTGCCGAGTACATCCTTCTGTATCTCGTCAACCGCTACGATGCCTTTGCCCGATGTTTTGCCAGCGTTCTTCTGAGCTTCAGCCTCAGCTCCCTCAGCTTTTGGCGGAATCTCGAAGGCTTTACCTTCACCAGATTCATCTTGTTCCGTAGGAGTCTGAAGCTGCTTGGTCAAGTCGCTAAGTTTCTTGCTTAACTCAGCTTTCTTTGTCCTCTTCGCCAGTTCGCCCTCGATATCAGCGATCTTCTTGCCTAAAGCATCAATTTCAGAATCAGTAGCGCTTACGCCACCATCTCCAATCTGCTTCTGAAGTTTAGTCACTTGATCTATGAGTTCCTGATATGTTACTTGTTTAGGCGCCGATTCACCTGGCGCCACGTTCACTACGCCTTGTGCCTTATGCGGAGAAGCACCTTGCTGAGCGTTTTGTTCAGGCAAGTGCTTCACCTCCTTTTTTGCTTCACTCTTTTTGTTTTCAGGTTCTTGCGGCCCTTCAAGCCTAGAACCCACATCTTTGTTATCTTCCGATAACTGCGAATTTTGAATATTCTTTAAAATAGCATCATATTGAGAATCATTCATAGCTGCAGCGAAGCCAACAGGATGAAACTCTGTGGTCTTATAAGCTGGAGAGGCGACGATACTTAATTCTCGCACCTTCGGCTTATGCACGATTTCCCAAGCTCCAGGGCATAAATGCACAAGCATACCTTCTTTGCGTGTAGGTTTCTTGCATTTGCTGCATTCAACATCGTCGCTATCTACCTGAGCACTAACGGTGTTGACGTAATTGCGAAGTATTTTTTCAATAAGTTTTTCCTCGCCCACTTCTGCTCTGAACCAAACAGAATTGCCCATGCGTTTTGCTTCTGGAACCTTGCCTACAACCATTAAGGCACTCTCTGCATGATCGACACGAAGTTGAGCTCCCATAAGACTTTGAACGAAAAAGTCAAGATCTTCCTCGGGAACCTGCCATTTATTCGCATTAACGCTTGTGTCAATGGCTACGCCTTCAATGTTGATTAATTTCTCTTTTAGGGCATACTCTGCCGAAACGCCCTCTTGAGCCTTGAACGGAACAAAATATCGAAGCTGCATTATTTATGTCACCAAAACTGCACGTTTACCTTGCGATCTAAACCAGGCTTCTTGATAGGCTCTGAAAGCTTCAGTATCTTCAAGCATACTCTTCTTCTCGCTTTTAGGCGTGTAACCCTTACAGCCCGGTACGCTACAGGGCGGATGAACCATGTTTAACTCTCGGTAATGCCCTAACAAGTGATCATGGGCTTGTTTCTGCTGCTCCTTACTAAGGCTCGTATGCGTCACACGAGCCATCCTGTTGACTAAATGAGGCCTGTCCACTTTTCCGCTTGAATCATGATGTGGCAGATTTCTATTCGTCCTAGGAACCGTTTTCCCTTCTTTATCTTTCTCGCCTTTCACAACGAGAGCAAAGACTGAATCAGGCAACGAATTTATGAAGCTCATATCCCATTCTTTCGCTACAAAACTCATTCTTGATCACTCTGAAACGTTTGAAATCTCGACATAAGCGTTAACGAATCTACGGCGCCACTCATCCCATGCCCTAAAATCAAGTAAAGTTCGAATCTGACCCTTCAAGTGAGTATCAAGCCACTGACGGACCTGCTCACGAGTCTTAAACGACTCCTTCTCAAACATGTAATTCTGAATCTCCCAACGGTCCGAACCCTTCACTTTTCCAAGCGTAATCTTAACGCCTTTCCCAAGCTCCTTAACCCTGAATTTTGAGAACTTTGAAGGGTCACTAATCCTATATCTGAAGACTGTGGTTCCTTCATCCAATCCAGGTATGTCAACCCACTCCTAATTTGCAAGAAACTCGCAAATTGTAAGCATACGCTTCAGAATCTGCTCCTTTATTCTTGCGTGAGGACGTTTATTATCAATGAAAAGCACGTATGTTTGACAATCCTGCGGCATCACTATGCGCATCTTGCTGTTGTAATGATACTTGTTCTTATCCATTTTACCATAAAAAAACCGTCTAATCCGACAGAACAAACAGGTGAAATGTGGACGCTTCATGTTCGTGTAACCGCACAATGTTTTACATGCAAAACTCATTGCGGGGGCTCCTCTTGTTCTCCTGGCACTTGCGACTCCTCGAGCACATGCTTCACAGTTTTTTGGATTGCATTGTCAACTTGTCCCTTCGGCTGCGGTGCAGGAAGCATGTTTTCAGCTGCTAACGCTTCATCAGTAGGCTGCTCTGGATAGCCTAACTGTGGCCGAGCTTCACTTCGCAGAATAATGTTCTTGTCCACAAGGTCACTGATGAACTTGGCTTTCACGTCAAGCGTGGGCTCCCATATCGGACGCCACTTAATAGTGGGAACTTCAACGCCGTCTCCAAACTTGGCTTCCAGGAGCTGTTTAAACAGCATTGTTTCAAGCGTGTCGCCGATGAGCTCCTGTAGCATCCGCAAGCGCGTGACATACTCTTGCATCACGATCTCAGCCGTAGCCCGGTTAGTCCCTTCACTTTGTCCGAGAAAGATTTTTGGGACGCCTAGAACTGCTTCGCGCTGCTTGTAGAGGTAATCAAGCCAAAACTGAACATTCACATCTTTCGTAAGGCTGGGCACAACATCAACAGCAACATCACCACGCACAAACACGTCAGTCGCAGGCTGACGATCACGGAAAGCTTCCATTAGCTGCTGAAGCTGCGGATCGCTGAAGGGCATTTCAGGCCTGCCTGCCTTGACTACGAGCATGGGCTTAGTGTAAGTATGTATAATGATTGCCATGTCATCTTCAAGCTGATCAATTAATGCCTGAATCTTCAGCAACGGTCTAAGCAGGCTTGTGCCATAGCTGAACTCGTACCACCAACTTTTGGCGCCCCATCGAAAATGAACCATGTCCTGAGCTGTAAATACGACAGGGGGAAAAGTCAAAAGCTGAATGTAACCGAACACATTACCATAAGCATCTCTGCGGACCCGCATATGCACGGGATCTAGCGGTTTAAGCCACCATTCTTCAGGCGGCATACCCTCTTCTCGGCAGATCTCAAACTCTCCATTCCCAAAAACAAGCATATCCGTTCCTATGATGCGTAGAGTCTGCAAGATGTTATGCTCATCAAGCCAATCTGTCAACCACTCTTTAACAGCTTCATCTCCGCCTTCCAACTCGAAACCGTTGCTAATCGCAAGATTAATCGTAACATTGATACATGCGGAGATATATGGAGTAAACGTAAAAAGATCTTTGTATTTGGGCAAATCTTCAATGGGGACGGCTCCCCAGATGCGCTCCCAATATGCCGTATAAGGTGGAGTGACGAAGCCCGCACCGCTGCCCTTAAGCATATATTTGGTAACGTAGCCCCAAAGCATGCCATCAGCTTTCCAGCTAACCGGGATCTCCTCTTCAATCTGGCGCTTGCTAATTTCTGGCGGAACTTGGCGTTGAGCTTCGAAACCGTCTTTTAAAGTGCTTTTCCAAGGCATTTTATTCACTACTTTCTAGCTACTTTATCTACTTTGTAGCCGTTAAGACAACACCTTTACTTTCAGGCGCCCTCTCCATTACAATGCGGATCTCCTCGAGAACCACGTTTTTTGTAATGTCCACGCCGTTAACGTAGATGTGAAGGTCCGTTGGAGCACAATTTATTTTCATGCCCAAGGCTTTCACGTCGCCCTTTGAATTAGCAACGAAAATTTCTTCTTCCATTCAGGTCACTTTGATACTACTTTTAATGTGGAAGCATAACTGCGCCCCGTCCAGGTGGAGGCGCCTGCGTGCCTGTGTAAACTCCTAATGCGAGGGACCACAACATGTCATCATGGCTGTTTTCTGGATGACTAAACTGTAGATGTCCGCTTTTGCTGTAAGCGTATTGTTGCTCGTTGATCTGCTCGCATAACTGTCTATGATACGGTATTGCTAAACGGTTCTGTTCCATTGCAATTTTCAATGTCGTCAATAAGTCCTCTTTCGTC